CCAATCTATACCGAAAATATAGGCAGAAAGCTTTTCGCATGCGGCGTCGACGTCCTTGTAAACAGTGCGGAGATCGATGTTTTCAGCTTCAGCTATCTCCTGTGCTGTATTGCCAGGATCAGCTAAATACAATCTGTCGATGACGCGACACCGCCTGTAGTCTTCCGGCTTTTTAGACATACCGCACCTTTGCGAGTACATGTCTAGCATCTTGTCGATGTGCTCTATGATGAGCCTTGTTCTTGCAACGCTGGATTTTATGGATGATATCTCCATCCCCCCCGCCCCGCTCTCCCTGGCGATCTCTTCCAGGACATCGTATACGTCCTCATCGCACTGGTCGATGCTATAGATGGCGCTGTCGCTGTGCGCTTTCAGCTCGCGGTAGATTCTCAGGAGGAGTTTTGTGTTATGAAGCCGCTTGTTCCTTCTTTCCTCCTTGTCCCGCAGCGCCTTTTTCCTGTATTCCTCCAAGGCCACCTTCGCTGCATGCTCAACGATGAAGGCAATGCCTTCGCGAGAAACCACTATGCCATCTTGGTCAGTGAACAGCTGAATGCTTGTGCTTTCCTGCTCTTTCATAGCCATCGTCCTCCTGTGTGGATTCCCACTGATTCTCTGCCGCGGCGCTTCCTGTCATATGCAGCAAGGGCGATGTTGTTCATTCGTCTTTCCTGCATCGTTCGCATGGCATATCTGATGCCATCGACTAAGGAGCCTATGAAACCGAGCATACCGGCATCCCGCCTTTCTTTTGTAATCGGTCCAATGTCGAAAGCGGATCATCGATGATCACGATATCTGCTTTGAGCCCGCCATATGCCCGCTTTGCCTGTCTCATCAGTTCCTTTGCCTCATTCCGTTCCTTGAGGTATTGCCGGATCAGTGGCACATCCCTATTGAGGATGGACAGGTGCTCCCGCTGGCCGGGCGTGGCATAAACGGAGAGCAGGCGTGATCTTTCGCTATTCACCTTCCACGCGCGTAGAACTTCATGTTGAGATTGAGGGCATATGATGTGCCAGTGATTTGCCTTTAGCCATTCCCGGAAATCATCAAGGCTGTTTTTGTGCAGGAGAGCTTTGTTTGCCATGGTATTACTCCTTTCCGGCATTCGGCGCAGCGCTGGCACATGCACTGCACAAATCAGGCGCTACCCAATAGCAACCGCCTGGGCATGCATGATCATCAGTACATCCGCATACCCGGCACCGGCGCTTTTCTTGCTGCGGTGAGTCTTCTTCCAGCAACTTATTGCATTCTTCGATCATTTCGCCCAGATCTTCAGAACCCAAATATTCGGTTTCCTCACCGCTGACAACCTCATATGCCACATTGCCGGTAAAGGTCACATCATATTCGCCCTTGATGTCCTGATGGAAAACGGTCCCTGGCGCATAAGGCAGCCTGATCAATTCCCCGCGCTCGATCTTCCCACGCAGTTCTGCAAGCTCGGCCTGCATGGCGGTGATCTCGTCGTTGGTGAGGCCGGTGTCTTCGTAGGCAGACAACCTGTTTAGCGCCTGTGCTATAGGGAAACTCTGCAAATGCGAAGCAACATAACTCGCGTCAAACTTGAAACCTTTTATGGTCAGCCTGTCCATCAAATTCCCTTCCCTTCAATATCTGGCAGATATCTTTTAATCCATTTCAGGCGGCATCTTTTGCATGCAAAATGCGGGTTTTGTAAAATCGCACCGCTTTCAATTCCCAAATCGTAGTAATTTGTGTCTTGGGCATACTTGTTGCATAACGATTTATTATCCACGAAGCAGTGATATTTTGCCGACGCCGGAATATAACCGTTTGCGGATTGAGAGGTTTCTGAAGGCGCTGGCAATTGCCATACAGGCCCATTCATAGACTCACCCCTCCCTGCCTGGCTTCTGGCTTGACCATATCAGTATTTCTGTACCATCCCAGTAATGCACTGGCTTTCCATGAGATTCAGCGTATTCGATTTCGCTCCTGGTGCTTGTCCCAATATAACCACCAACATTGATAACAAGCACGGCGTCTGAAAGGTCAATCTTGCGCTTGTGCAGCTGATCAAGCATGATCTTTTCTTCCGGTGTGCATCCTGTCATGCCATCATGGGTGGACGCACCTGGGAGAAAGCTTGGCGCCAGAACAATCACGCCCTGCATTTCAAGATCGTATTCTGCCTGGCGATAAGCGTCCATGTTCCTAAGTGGACCACAGAGACAGACGATTTCAGGCCTTATAGGATTTGCACCGACCAGCTCAGGGCTGCTTTGTTTCCATGCATTGCATACGCCTATTTTCTCTCCGTGTTCGCCTTTATGGTGATATGAACCCTCCCATGGGCAAGAGGGCTTCCCGTTGTCCGCGCAGGTATCGCACGATTTGACTGGCGCCTGGCTGCTCTCCCATGGCATTGATTCTGATTGCCCTTTAGCAGGCTTCCGTGTCCAGCACCGCCATGTGACGCCATATACTGTAGAATAGTCGCTGTCTGGATGCGCAAAGTAGTTTATGATGCCATTTGTATCCATCCAATGCGCAGGAACGCCACCTGTTCTCTCAATCCACAAAACCGGACATTCTTGGTAGAATTGCACTTCGCGCAGTGTCAGCACTCGGGGCCGTGTTGATTCGTATCCCGCCAGGAGGGCGCGAACAGATTCGCGGTTGAACGGGGCGCACTTCCCAATTTTGGTGCCGCACTCATCTTGTACGCTATAGGAATAAAGCTGGCCTTTTAAGTCTTTTAAGGCTTCATCTGGTGTCATAATCGAAGTGGCCCCCTTCCTAGTCTGTGTAGGCAATGTACTCGAACTCGCCGTTTCCGAAATTTGTGAACCTTCCCCCGAACGTGCCTTTGACAACCTTTTCAACATCTTCGCGCGACATGCCAGACGGATATACTCCGTACTTTATCATCGAAAATCCTGTGTGTGATTTCGTCCGATAGTCAACTTTGGTTTTATCAAACGGCCTTGGCGCATATTCACGCATCAGTAGACCTGGGGCAACGCATACATCTTTAAATTTTGGAGGGTCATCCTCATACCCGCAGCTTTGACATGTCAGCTTTTTGTCTGTGCAAGCAGAACAGGGCGGATTGATGTGGCATATACAATTTTTTGTTGCTGGCCAATCCATTTTACCGTGATGACAAACAGGGCATGAATCCCCTTCCTCAAGAAAGGCGTCGTTTATCATATGTTCAGTCATGGGGCCTCCTTGCCGCTACCGCGGCAGTCTGGGCATGGCGTGTTGTAATCGTTAGGGTCTGATCTGCCGCCGTGGCATGTATGGCAAGGTTCAATCTTACGGCCGCATCCTGGGCAGTAATCACCATCATAGGGGTTAATCAAGTCGTTCCCACATTTATCGCAGGACAGATCTCCCAAATCAGAAACAAGAACATGGCAGAAATTATTCTCTTCCTCATCCAGGAGGCGAAGGATTTCATCAGCAAGTTTGTCAGCTTGGTCCATATAAACCTTTTTGGGGTAATGGGTGTTATTTCGCAGGCCCATGGCTGTCTTGATATTCTCCGCCGCCGTCCTGATCGCCGCTGCCGTCTTTTCATTCATACCACTCTGCCTCCAATCTTTACGAGCCCGGCGCTTGCAACTGTATCAATGGCCATATCTGGCTTGCAGCCAAGGTGAACAGCCCATTTCGCAAACCATATACCGTAGGCGCAGGTCTCTTTGACTTCCTTTTTCCTTTTTGAAAGAAGGCCGTGAACTGGCTTTATCCTTCCTTCGTGGGTGTGGTCCTTCACCCAGGCAAGAGACATATCTACCATGCGGGCGGTCTGAGTAGCGCTTATTCCCTTATCCCTCAACGCCTGGGCCCGTTTGATCAAAGCCAGTCGATCTTGCTTGTTCATTGTCGGTCGCTCCTTCACTTCAAATATGCCGCGAGAGCATCCTTGATCAGATAGGCTTTTCGGTCCCTCTCGCACATTTCGATAATCCGGAGTCCGAAGGCTCGCCAATCAATATTGCTTGCCTGGTGGTTGAGCTTTCCGATCTTGAACAAATCGACATAATCCTTGGTGGCATCGTAGAGCATGTAAACTTGCTCAGGATCGATCACCGGTTCGAAGGATACCCAAGTTGTGATGCCTTCTTCATGGGCGCGAAAAAGGCTGGAGATTCTGTCCGTTGGCAATGCTGCACCTGGTTCCCAGTATTGAGAATCCTTTTCGTTGTCGCAGGTAAGAGTCGCCGCATAGGCGTGTCCAGGCTTGTATAGGTCGAAATCCCTGGATGCCTTCATACCTCCCTTGGTGAGCAATTGGAAGTTGTGCTGCCAGTCCAGGAAAATGTTCAGTACGCGCCTGGTAAGCAAATTATCCTTATCTACCCCAGGATAGGGATCGCAGGTGAAGTTAAGTAAGACAGGGCGCGTATCTCCCGCACTCTCCATTTCGATCAAGTCCATCTCGATCAGGTCAAGGATATTTTCCTTCCGTGGGTCGTGGCGGCTGTGAAATGTTTCCTTGTCGATGTGCAGGACGCCAGGCACAAAGCAGTACCGGCATCCATTGGGGCATCCGTTGTACAGGTTCAAAGACATGGGGCTATACTCCAGCGCTGCCCCTTTTGGCTTGTATATAATGCGGTATTTGTCCTTCATTCCCTATACCTTCCCGGCCCTCATGGCCTTCCATGCCCTGTGCGACCACACGGCATCTTGTTCATTAGCATCCAGTTGCATCCTGTTCTCTTTTCGGCGCTGCTGGTTGCCGGCGTCATATGCCTTGTATGCCTCGCATTGGCTGTGGCAACCAAGTGATCGTGACTTGCAGGCGCGGCAAGGGGATTCTGAAATCTGATTCATTGGCTATCACCCCTTGCCGTGCTGCTTTTTTCGGCTTCATCCACAATTTGAAGGATGATCATTGCCCTTCTGCGGAAGTCCTTCGCATGAATGGGCATGGCATTATCTAGGGCTTGGCCAACTGCGGAATCATTAAGAATCCCTTGGGCAGCTACCTGGATTTCATCGATCTGCTTTTGTGTCATGATCACTGCACCTGCCTTTATTGCTTTGGTAGGAGAGATGCCAGGTTCTTGGGGCCGCCTGTTCTGTGAAGCGCTCTCACAAAAAACGTGTTCATCCGGTATTTGTGGAGAGCTTCCTTATCTTTCAGGAACAAAAAATCCATAAGGCGGTAGTATAGCCATTTTGGAACAAGGTTGTTTCCCAGGTGCTGCACTGGGCCGTTTGGCCTATTTGTTCCGTTTGCAGGATCAGATGCGTTTTGGGACAGCTTGTTCATTTCTTCTTGGGTCATATCGGTGCTCATGCTGTTCTCACTTTCAATCTTGCCGAAGGACGGCGTATTTTCCGATCTCCCCCTGGTAGAGCAGCGACCTTGCATCAAGAATTTCCTGTGCAAAGTGAACGCTTTCCATGACATCCAGTTTAGGTATGCCCTCTGAATCTTTGTGCTTGTCGTTCATGGAAATGCTCATAACGCCCTTGGCGAGAGTGTATGTGGCGTATTCGCCTGTGACTTGGGTTGTAGAAAAAGGCATTTAGGCTACCTCCCTTTCCCAGTTCCAAAGTCCTTGGTGACCCTTACAGGGGATGGGAACCGGAAGCATCTTGACATTCGCTATCTCCCAAGCATAGCGGCCAGGGCGCCAATCCCCGAAAAAAAGCTCATTTCCACTTATTGGCTTCCACCAGTGGTCTGGCAGGTCAATACATATGGAATCGCAAAGTCCAGCAGCTTTACCGTCAAACATCTTCCAGCACCCGACGAGATCAGCAGTGGCAACGATGCAACCGCGCGGAAGATCCTTTATCTCTGCTTCGATTCCAGCAGCCATGAGCCTCGTGCTCATGCGACAGTACATATCCACTCCAACATCAGATATTTTGAACTCACGCAAGGCGGCGTGTATGGCTATCGGGCCACGGTAATTTGTTGCCCAACTCCTGGTTTCGTAACGCTTATCGGTGTTGCATGCCAATAGGGTGGCCCAAGGCTGCCATACGGACAATGCCTTCATGATCTCTTGCATTGGTGCTCCTCCTTCTCATGTGTGACCTATTAGCGCCTTTTTCTTTTGTGCCTTTTGATCAGGCGACCTGAAAGAATGAACATAGCTGCCGGCATGAACAGCATGAGGAAAATGGCGCTGGCGAAAACTTTCAGTCCTTTCATAGGCTTTCTCCTTTTTAATATCGGGGTGGGGTGGCTTTCGCCACGCCGACCGGTTATTTGTTAGTCAAATTAAAGGCCCTCGGCGGTGGGTAAGTCTTCATCATCATCGTCGCTGTCGTCGTTGTCTTCATCAGAAGGGGAATCATCGTCGTCGGATTCTTCGCCCTCATCGTTCCCGGATTCATCGAGATCGTCCTCGTTTTCGCCCTCATCGTCCGCGGAATCGTCGGATTCATCATGCTCGCCGTCATATTCGGAACCGCCTTCGCCGGGATACCCTTCATGATCCTCGTTATCATCAGCATCCTCGGAGGAGTCTTCCGGAGCCGGAAGCCCTTTCTGTCCCTCTGTGAGGTTCTTTGTGTCGTTGAATCCATCCATAGACGGGCCGCCAACCTGGACATCGAAGCCGTTTTTGCGTACATGGCCATAGTTGGAAGCGGATTCCTCGTCGAACATACTGGTTTGCTTTTTCTTGATGGGCTCGATCGTGAAATTGCCGGCTGCATCCTGGATGATTTCAAAGTCGCCGGTGAACTCGCCTTTGGCCTCATCCTTGAAGGACAGAACGGTGGACACCTTGTGCTTGATGGTGGGGACGACAGCATCCCTGGTATTGTTGATATTTACAGAGGTGGGATCAGGTACAGACTTATGGTCAAGGCCGATGGTGATTTTAACCGTGATGTCGCCTGTCTCGCATTCGTAATCCTGCATGTTTTTGAGGGTTTCGCGAATCCCCCGGTCGATGTTAGCGCGAAGCTGAGCAAGGGGTGCACTTTCGATGGTGATGTACATAGATTCATCCTCCGTTTTTTCGTTCGTCAATCCCGTACAGGGAACGGTAGTCCACATTCGCCTGTATACAGGACAATGTGGCCTTGTTCAACGGTGACAAGGGAGTGCGGGTCGCAGTATTCATTCATGAATTCCGCCAGCGGCGCTGCAGCCACTTCCAGGGCTTTGTTACGCTCCTCGTTTGTGTACTTTGGGACTTTCCTCTGTTCGTCCATGCTCTTTTCCATTTTTCCTTCCTCCGTTTATTTTTTGATATGCTGTTGAATCGTATCATTCATGGCTGACACAGATGGATAACCATACTTTTCAGCGACGGATTCCGCTTCTGCGCCGCAGTCAAGGTCCCATGATGCATCTGCCGCCCTGGCCTGTTCTTCCATTGCCTTTTCCTTTTCGGCTACCTGAAAAAGCTCATCAGGGCTAAGTGGATATGTAATTGTGACGACATTGGGCTTTTCGATTTCTGGGCTACTCTTTGGCTTTGAACGTCTGCCCTTGAAAATCATGAACAGCCCAATGAGCATCATCGAGGCGCCTGATACAACAGCCAATATTCCAAGGCTATTGCAGAAAAAGATCAGAAGGAAAATCGGCATCTGCAACTACCCGATACCTCCTTTCATCATGCGTGGCGCTTGATATAACCGTTTCGACATTCTTCGGTGCAAAAGTCCCGCCATTCTCCGTTGACCTTGGTGCTCCTCCAACCATTTGCTTCAATATCGGCCTGCGCTTGCCGGTAGTCTGGATGACCTTCATCAAATTCAGTTGAAACGGTCTTCCCGCATTCATCGCAAGTGCTGATGATCTCGCCTTCTCCGTGGATGAGCCCCCATTCGACTTCCTTGCTCATGGCAAGCCCTCCGTGCTAGATAGCAATATTTCGGCCATTTGCTTCATCGTGTTTTCTGTCAATGTACGTGATTCCAACCGCATAAGCCGCCCATATGTCCTTGTAAAAGCCGTAGAACCAATCCTTGTTCTTGATCGTCCCTTTACCATTTTTCATGTCGTGACTTGCGAAGCGGTCTATTAGTGCCTGCCTTACATTCGCATCCTTCGCTTTTGCGCTGTGACAAAGATTCATTTTCACGTCGCTGCGATAGATGAACGATACCGGCAGCCCGTACGAAAGCGCGGCTTCTTGAAATCTGCCGATCCAAACGCACGTTTCGAACACTTCTCTCCCTACCGCCATGCCGTAGCTTGCAATCATTTCGATGACAACTGAATCGTCAAGCGGCCTTAATTTGATAAACTTGAGTGCTTCTTCGTTTGGAACCTTTGCAAACACCAGTGGCTTATAACCTTCACCTATGAGCGTGTATGCCGTTTCGATGTTTCCCGGATCGATAGCAAGCAACCTATTCATTCACATCACCATCTGCATCTTCATCGGATTTCGTAATGTACAAGTAATAGTCGAAGGCCTTGCCCTGGGGGGTACGTTTTTCCTTTCCCTGGCGAACCATGAAGCCGTTACGGACCATGATGGCCGCTATGGCAACACGGTCATCTTCCTTGAAAATCTTCAGCTTTCCGACATCGCTTTTTGCTGATGGACGGAAGCCGTATAACAGGTAGTCCAGCGTGACATCGAAATAGTTGGCGAGGGCGATGAGCGTTTTTCCCTCCGGGATGCACCGGCCGAGCTCATATTGACGGATAGCGCTTTCAGAAATGTCAAGCTCTTCGGAGAGGGCCTTTTGAGTCTTTTCCTTCTTCGAGCGAAGGCGGATGAGGTTTTCAGCAAATTGAAGCTCCAGGTTTTCCATCATCTATCCCTCCAGTATTTTCCCGATCTCCGCGAACCGCTTCCCGGCTTCCTTCTTGCGCCATGAGACGCTATTGAATAGAACCGGGTAGCAGACTTCAAACAGACGATCAAATATTCTGGCATACCGTATGTCCGAAGTGTCCTTCATCTGGTCGAGGGTCAAGTTTGTGGTAACGATCATCGGCTTGCCGGATCTGTAGCGGTCATCGATCATTCCATAGACCTTTTCCATGCCATAGTCTGATGTCCGCTCGGCGCCAAGGTCATCGAAAACCACCAGGCCGGCTCTTTTGATCTCTTCCGATAAATCCTGTTCAGCATCGCCGTTGAGCTGCAGGATTTTCACAAATGAGGTCATGATAACGCTTGTCCCCTTGCTCATCAGGAAATTGCAAATGCATGCGGCTGCATAGGTTTTGCCGGTTCCGGTGTCTCCGAATAGCAGCAACCCTTGATTACGCTCGACCATCTGTGAGAAGACTTCTGCATACCTTAGGCAGGTTTTCATTGCTTTGGGGTTCTGTTTGAAGTCGGCGATATCGAAGGTGCTGTCTACGAACTTGGCTTCCATCAGACTTGCAAGGCGAAGGCGCTTGAGGCGTTCTACTTCCTCCTGCTCTTTTCTTGACTTCTCAGCTGATTCACAGGCAGCTGCTGCGCATTTGCACATGATAGGGGGAGTGATTTCCTTTGGCGGAGAAAGCTGGAGCGTCACCCGGCATTGTTTAGCCGTTTTGCATTTTCCACAGTAGAGCAGCCCATCAGCGCCGACGTAATCTCCTGGTGCTCTCGGATTGGCCTTCTCTGCGCGTGATACAATGGAGAGAAAGATTTTATCTGCTTCATGCATGGGGGACCTCCATAAACTCGCTGTAGGGGTTTCCTTCTTGTGCTCCTACTGGTGATTTCGCTTGCTTTCGCCTGAATAGCTCCGGACGCTCTTTCCTGATCTTGTCGATCGTCCATGTGAGGATGGCGCGGTAATCGGATTTGTACCGCTTTCCGTTTGCTCCCTTGTAGTTGTCAAGCGCCTCGATGGCGGCGGCTGTGGCATCATTTCCGTATTGATCAAGCAGCTTTTGGAATTCATCTTCCGTCATGGTGACAAAGTCGCCATACTTGACTTTCTTTGGCTTTGCTTCTTTGTCAGTGGGGGCATCACCGGATTGGGGCTGATCTGGTTCGGCTGTTTGAGCGTTAACAGGGGGTGACGCGGCAGAGGTGGACATGTTTTCCCGAGCCAGTCTGCTTTTTTCCCGAGAAATGCGCTTCCTGCCGGCGTCGTACTCCCTGATTCCCATCAGCCTAATCCTGTCGCTTTGCCAGTCCGGCCAATCATGAGCAATAAGCTCATGGCCCTCTTTGTCAATCCACTCTTTTTCAACCAGGGCATCAAAGACATCCTTAGGATCAAGTTCCTCACTGCATCCAGAAGCAATTACATCAATGACGTCCTCTTCTTCAACACCTTTAAGCCTTCCGTCATCGTCTGCGTTTACAGCACACCATAACCAGAATGACGAGAGGAGACCAAGGGCTTCATTGCGTGAGCAGCCAATCCGTTTTGCTAGATGTCTTAGTTTTGGCCCTAGAACCTTGTCGTGTACACTAATCCAGCCCACAGGCAGATCACCTGCCTTTTTTGTTACTCAAGTTCTGAGGTTTCGTCAGTGCTTTCATCATCGATGGCATTTGCTATGTCCACATGTCTTTTGAGCTTTTCAATGATGAGTTGGTATGCGTCCAGGGGCATACCTGCGAGCGATTTGAACCCTTCTGAGGTGATAAGCTTTTGGATCGTGCTCACACCTTCTTCTTTGCCCAACCCCTCAATCGCTAGGGTAAAAAGCTCTATAGACTTTTTTACCTTTGCAGTCACACGAAGATATGAGGAGTAGAGCATTCCGATAGTTGATTCGACACCTTCACTCGCAATGATCATCTGGAGAACTTCGATGCCATCCTCTTTCCCAAGGCCATCCGTGGCGAGTTTGAAAAGCTCCTTGCGTTCTTCTTGGGTAATGGGCCTGTCATCATCTTTTTCATCGCCGTCTTGATCGTCGCCCGGAGCAATGACAGATCCTTCAGTACCAATGACGATAGGCGGTTTTACGTTTCCTGGCCCACCATCAGGAGTTGCTTCCTCGGCAGTGTAAAGGCCCTGGTAGTCCTTAGGGAAGGCGGCGCGCAGTGCCTGGCTGACAGCTACTTTTTCAATCATCGTCGCCGGCTTGGTTCCCCAGTTTGCCATCGGCTTGCCATCCTTGAATTTTTGGTATTCGGCCAATGCTACTTCCTTGTAGGTTTCGATGTTTCTGCCATTCTTTTGCCTGGTCACACGGCACCAGCCGCCAATCAGAGTTTCAAACGGGTACAGGCAGGTGCCCTCTTTCTGAACAATGGCTTCTTTCCGCAGGACCACAATGCCGGATGTCCTGCCGTAATACTCCGGATTTTCCTCAGCCCTGCGCTTGTAGGTTTCATATCCTACCACCATCTGGAAGTCATTTCCGAATTTAATGGCATATGCTTCGCCTACAAACGGATTCAACTTCTGGTATTTGCAGAGCTGCAGAAACATCATGGTTTCCTGGTCTGTTAAGGGGGTGGAGCCGTGTACCAGATACTTTTTGACTGTTTCCGCATCCAGCTTTACGGGGCCGAGGGCTGTTTCGTACTGCGCAACCATGAGATCGTTTGCCATGCTTCTACCTCCCAATGCTGATCTTAGGAATCTCTTTGTATGTGACGCCGGGGATCCGAATGGTTCCCTTTGAGGACCTGATCAGGCGCATGACTGCGGCCATGTCAACCGGGCGAATGGGGATGCCAGCCACTTCGAGCGGGACCTCCTTGTCATTGACTGACACAACCTCCCAGTCTTTGCCTGAGGAAACACCCTGTGCTTTCGGCATGGGAATAAAAAGAGCCGGACCACGGCTGGCAGATTCGGAAACAACAGCTTCGGTGAAAAGGTCTTGTGCCTTTTCCTGATCGCCAGCCTCACCAGCGGCAATCGCTTCATCAAGCTTTTTCTTTGCTTCCTCTTCTGCCTTGCGGCGCTGCTCTTCTTCCTGGGCTTTCCGCTTGATTTCCTGCTCCCGCAGGAATGCGCCCATTGTCAGCTTCAGGGTGCTTTCGGCTTTTGTAAGCGGATCAAGCATTTGGCGTTCCCTGTCGCATGCTGCTTTGTGGGCCTGGTTGGCGGCATCCTTGATGGGCTTGAAGAAATCCTTGACATCAGCCATTTTCTGCTTTAGGTTCCGGCCGAATGCGGCCGCCTGCTGGTATTCATCATCATTCGTGATGACAATAGCTTCAGCGGAAAGCTGAACGCTGCTGACGGTCTTTTCGAGTTCGTGTTCCGCCTTTTCCATGATGCCTGGGATTACCGCGATTACCGATTCGTTGAGATTACGAGCTTCCATGTGTTACCTCCCAATTTTGTATTTTTGGATATGGCCCCATATGGTGTACAGAGCCACAAACACTTCCAGGGATTCTCGATCATTTACCGGGTAGGGATCGAACGTGTACTGTCCATTTTGCTGTAGGTGCAGTATGGCCTTGCCCTGAACTTCCAGACCGTGGCTGGCATATGCGGTTGCATATCCGGCAAGCTGGACGCCTGTGAGCATCCGATTGATGGTGGCGCTTGTCTTCGTGTCGATGAGAACCAGCTTTCCATTGATCAGGCAAAAGAGGTCCGCCGTTCCGGCATAGCGCAGGATTTTGTGGTATACACGGCATTCTGTTCCGATGACTTGAGCGCCAGTATCACGCTGCCACTTGACAAAAGCATCAAAATAGCCAATGTAGGCCGATGGGATATCTTTAATACCGACGTTTACGTAATTCTCAATGGCGTTATGAATCGCTGTGCCGCGGTCTGCTGCCGCATTCAAGGTACTTTCATCAATGCCTTTGTACAGAGCTTCCGAAAGAGGGCGCATGATCGTTGTCACGCTTGGGAGCTGAATCCCCTTGAGCTTGTAGATATGCTTGGCTTCATCAAACGCCAATTCATCAAATGCCGGGATAACAATACTCAACGCTATCGCCCTTTCGTGCTTGCTTGATCGGATACCCTACAGATTCCAAGAGTTCGCTTTTTGTCATGCCGTCAAGGCAGATCTCACATACAGGGCCTTTTTCCAAATCGGCATATCGATCATCGGCATAAATGCCTTCGTGGCATTGGACGCAGGTGTGAATAGGAGCCGGCGTTTCCTCATGCGGACATCCCCGCATGCAGGGGGTATGTAGGCACATGCTGCACATAAACCGGGCCCTCCGTTCTTTGCAGTTCGATGTATGCTGCAAGCATGTAGCTGTTCAAAAGATAATTCCGTATCTCATCAGCCAAAAGGATCGGAACATAAGACTCTTCCTGACCTGCCGCCTTTGCTTTGTGGGTTGTATAGCTGAGGATCTCTTCGAAGGTATCATCATCAAGCGGGGCGCCTGATTCCTTTTCCATCAGCTTCCGGACATCCGAAATCTCCGAGCTTATCACTGGCCTTGCCTCCTTTCTCCACTTCCGTAACGAACAAGGCAATGTTCAGGACTTCCATGGTTTTGATAGCTTTCTTGAGCTCCGCATCCGATTTGATTCCGTATCTATCAGCAAGGCGCTTTTTCATTTCTGAAGCAGGTATCATCCGTTATTACCTACTCTCCGCTTTTGCTGAACTCCAAATAAGCGCATGCGGTGGACCGCTTTTTGCAGGTTATCCAGGTAGGAAACCTGTTCCAAGAAGTCGGCTTTTTCATCGTCCTGTACTTTACCGTCAGCTGCTATTTCAGCCAGGCGGTTGAGTAGGTTCTTGATCTTTTCTGGCGAAAGGCCGCAAATGAGCTTCAGAACAGCACTTTCAAGCGTACAGGAATCCGTAGGTATCGGCTCTCCGCTTCCGATGGGGCATTCATTCGCGCAATACTGAGCCTTTAGCTGTGGAGCGTTGTATAGGTCAGACATGAGAACAACCTTGTCGACAGGAACAACCTTTGTGTTACCCAGTTCGTAGTCAGCCAGAGAAGATACCGAAACCCCAAGCAGTTCTGCAGCTCCTTCGCGGGAAGATAGCTTGTCATTGTATGCTGAGGCTGCTTTCCTGCACTGAAAGTAGCAGTTGTGGTTCTCTTTCATCTGGCCGTTTGCCATTTTGGGCACCTACGCTTTCGTGTTATCATCGTTACGGGTTGGTAATTTTGCTGCCGTAGAACATGCCCCACATTTCCGAAATCTCAATCTTAAGAACGTCAGCAATTCTTAATGCGACTTCTGGGGAAGGACGGCGCCTTCCGGTTTCACAGTCAGAAATCATTTGTTGCGTGACTTTTGCCTGTGTCGCAAGCTCCTCCTGCGTCAGATTAGCTTCTTCCCGCTTATCTCTTAGGTTCTGCTGCACCTGCTTCACCTCCTGATTGCTGTATTAACAGCAGAATGTGGTATTTATCTGTATCTTACCGCGTTGTGCTGTACGTGTCAAGAGGAAATATCGCAATTCGCTGTTTTATTTTTACGTCATTCCGCTGTATTATTGAATGGGGTGATTTTGTGTGGGGTGACAGGATAAAAACTCTTCGAGAGAAGCGAAATTTAACACAGTCGGCTCTAGGTGACTTGCTTGATGTTCAGCAGCAGACAATAGCGGGCTGGGAGAAGGAAAAGCGTTCGCCTGATATTGATGCTTTTATAAAACTGGCTAATTTTTTCCATGTTTCTCTTGATTACCTTGTAGGCAGAACAGATGAGCCTTTCTATGTGTCTGTAGACCAATGTGAAGCAGAAACGGAAATCCTGTTTTCAACAACAAAAAAACTCCCCGAGCAAAAGCCCGGGGAGGCTGTGGCCACAGCATCCGCTTCAATCAGTTCTGCTGCCGTTCAGTCAATGAGTCGGCAAGAACTTGAATCATTTGTTGAAGGCCTCGTCCGCAAAGCGATTGAGGGTCAACAAAAAAGCGGAAATTAACTATTAATTCGGTTGTGCTTTCCTGCATCACACTCCCGTCATCTGGGGATATAGTCACCGATGCCAAGATCGACCGTTGATCGTTTATCATCTGTGTACCCCTTAATATAGGGGCAGCCACCTAAAAAATTTCGCATGCGACGATTGCATTATATAACATCATGGTAAATTATGCACATGGAAAATATTTACCAAAGGGACCAAGAGAAAACACGAATGAAACGGCGTAAGCCGTTCAATGAAAGGTGGTATCCCAATATGCAGAGGCGCATTGCTTTCCTGGTGGCGATCTTTTTAATGGCTTTGTCAATGGCTCCTGGACTGGCTGAGCAGGCAGCCCCAGTGACCGAAGCCCTTGTAACTTCTAGCGTGGATATCGCAAATGATCCGGTTCTCGTTGAAAAGACCCTTGGCGATTACTATGTGGCCATTACCGGGGCAACCGTAACCAAGGACTACGAAGGGAAGCCCTGCATTGCATTCTCGTTCAGGTGGTCACATAACGAGAAAGACGCTCAGTCCTTCCTACTGGCTTTCGGAATCACGCCATTCCAAAATGGCATTGAGCTTGAACGTGCTATCATGGCGGACGGAGTTGATACGAAACAAACCATGCTGGATGTGAAGGCGGGTTTTCAGCAGAATGTGCAGGTGGCATACGTCCTCGCGGATACAACGTCAAAGGTCGATATCGAAGTAGCTGAACTGTTCAATTTTACGGGAGACGATAAGCTTACGTTCGCTTTCAATCTCCAATAAGAATCGTTTGGTAATGATGCAGCGGGAGGGAATATGTCAGTCTTCATTGATCGTGTGCAGGCGCTTCTTGAAGAAAAAGGCTTAAGTCAGAAATGGCTTGCCGATCAATCCAATTTGTCGCCGGCAAACATATCGCGCTATTTGAGCGGTATTCATACACCGAACATCGAAATCATCATGCCCATTGCAAGCGCTTTATCGGTTTCGGTTGATTACCTGCTCGGGTTGACCGATGTACAATCACCAAGAGGGAAGATCGACGAAATAGCCTTCGCACTGCTGACAACCGTTTCTAAGGCGAGCACCAGGGATAAGCATATCATAGCTTGCATCCTGAAGGATTATGCTGAACCTCCAGAAATGCGGCTGATCGATAAGGCAATATTATAACAAGGATGGTCCTGCTAAGGCAGGGCCTTCTTGTATACCGTAGCTTCTATGTTACGTTACTATCTCGTATTCCTATATCTTATATACTCCTAGTATATAGTATATATATAGTCCCTGTTTTTGTGACAGTCCATAGGACGCGTCCTAGGACAGTCCAGTGGATGCGTCCAGCGGACAGTCCAGTGGATGCGAACCGGAAACCATTGAGAATTAAGGGTTTACCATTTGCTTACAAATGAGGCAATTCCCTGATTTTAGCAATGCGCAATTTTTTTGTGTTGTGACAGTCCATAGGACGCGTCCAGCGGACAGTCCAGCGGACAAAAGGAGTGTATATGGCAAAGAAGCAGTTGACCGCGTCCATTGCTGAAAAGAAAGCGGCGCTTTATATTCGCGTTTCTACTCATTGGCAGGTTGACAAAGATTCATTGCCGCTCCAGCGGCAAGACCTGATAAACTATTCGAAATACGTCCTTGGCATAGAAGACTATGTTGTTTTCGAGGATCCAGGGTATTCTGCGAAGAATACTGACCGTCCGGATTATCAGGCCATGCTTGCCAGAGTAAGGATGGGTGAATTTAGCCATCTACTTGTCTGGAAGATCGATAGGATCAGCCGTAACCTCCTGGACTTTGTAGCAATGTATGATGAGATCAAGTCACTCGGGGTTATTTTTGTCAGCAAGAATGAGCAGTTCGATACTTCAACCGCGATGGGTGAGGCCATGCTAAAAATCATCCTCGTGTTCGCTGAGCTTGAGCGGAACATGACATCAGAACGCGTTACGGCTGTTATGCTTTCACGTGCGAGCCAGGGGCAATGGAACGGCGGCAAAATCCCCATGGGATATGCGCTTAACAGCGAAACAGGAGAATTTACGATCATTGAAGCAGAGGCGAAAATAATCATCACTTTGTTTGAACTATATGCTTCCGGAAAGTCACTCTTGGCCATAGCGCGGCTGATGAATGAAAAGGGCATCAAAGCGAAAAGTGGGGCGGTCTGGACGCCTACAACAATTTGGATAATATTGACTAACCCGTTTTATTATGGGGCGCTGCGCTATAATTACCGAAATGAGCAAAAGGGGCCTCGTGAATGGTTCTTCAAACCAGAAAAAGAATGGATCATAACCGAGGATCATCATCAGGCTATTATATCAAAAAGCCTATTCGATGAATGTCAAAAAATACTTGATCGTAGGAACTCAAAGAAAAGAGAAACGCCGAAAACCTATGAGCGGAAAAACATTCATATCTTCGCCGGGCTGTTGAAATGTGCCTCATGCGGAAGCAGCATGGCCGCTACAATTGACCGGCCGCGGGCTGATGGAAGCAGGCCATCAGTGTATTTGTGCTCTCGTCGGCGAAGGTTCAACGATTGCAAAAACAAATATATCTCAGATATGACAATTGGCCCTTTTGCATTTAACTATATCTCAAACCTGATACGTGCGGAAAGAAGCTTCGGGAGATCCACATCAATCGACGTTTTCAGAAAAAAGCTTCTGCGTGGCCAGGCCATGGAAAGTGTGTCAGGAATTCAGCAAGACGGACTAACTGAGCTTTATGATCTCATCAGAGGTCAGAAGTATGGCTATCAGCCTTATGTCCCACATGGCACGACAGAAGAAGCGAAGGAGAACGATCTTGATGCAAGAGAACGCCTTGTCGAGGAAAAGAAGAAGCATGAACGCGCTTTGTCACGCCTAAAGGCCCTTTACCTATACAGCGAAGATGCACTTCCTGAAAAGGACTATTTGATAGAGCGGGCCCGACTGATGGAAGCCATAGCGGGAATTGATAGGCGCCTGGCTGAAGACTCCCAGCCTGAAGATGATTCACAGTTCCTTATGAGCGATGAGCTTATGCCGGCTGCATATTACTATGATTTTGTGCAGCAATTGCTTGATCGCCGAGAAGTAGATTTCCAAGCTTTGGTCAAGGATTCGGACCCAAGGATACTCAAGGATTTTCTCAATTCCGTCGTGCAAAACTTTTGTATTTTGGACGGTAAAATTCTATCCATACGGTTCAAAAACGGCCTTGAGCAGGTATTTACGTACAATGATAGAGAATAGGGAAAACCCCGAAAAGCCTTGCGGCGTCCGGGGTTTCAAGCATTCCTATTCCTCATCAGGCTTCTTGCCTAGAATAAGCATCGCATCGCCAAAGGAGAAAAAGCGGTATCTCTCTTTCACGGCTTCCCGGTAAGCTGCCAAAGCCTGCTCCCGGCCCATGAAAGCTGAGATTAACATAAGCAGCGTGCTTTCGGGAAGATGAAAATTGGTGATCAGCGCATCCACGGCATGAAAAGGTTTGCCGGGGGTAATGAAGATGCTGGTATCGCCGCGCCCCGGATGGATGACGCCTTGCTCATCCGCCACGGTTTCCAGGGTACGCACGCTGGTGGTGCCAACGCATACGATGCGGCCTCCATTTTGACGGGCCTCATTGATTTGCTCGGCCGCCTTGGGTGTGACCTCGTAGAATTCTGCGTGCATTACGTGGTTTTCAATGCTTTGCACCTTTACGGGGCGAAAGGTGCCAAGGCCTACATGCAGTAAAATGGGCACGATGGAAACACCCATATCCCGGATACGGTTAAGAAGTTCAGGGGTGAAGTGCAGCCCTGCGGTAGGCGCGGCGGCGCTGCCATCCTGCTTGGCGTAAACCGTTTGATAGCGGTCCTTTTCCTGCAGCTTTTCATGAATGTAGGGGGGCAGCGGCATTTCGCCCAGCTTGTCCAGCAGTTCCTCAAATACACCTTCATACAAGAAACGTACTGTGCGGCCGCCGGTTTCTTCCACACTGTCAAGAATCCGGGCACGCAAAATTCCGCCGCCGAAGGAGCAAAGGGTGCCGGGCTTTAGCCGCCGGCCGGGTCGGACAATGGCCTCCCACTCATCACGGTTTAAACGCTTCAAAAGCAAAAATTCAATCGGGACCTTGGTATCTTCCTTGATGCCAAGAAGCCGTGCGGGGATGACGCGGGTCTGATTGATAACTAGGACATCGCCTTTATTCAGATAGTCCGGAAGGTCGCGAAAGATACGGTGCGTAAGCGTATCGGTATTCCGGTGGTACACCAACAGACGGCTCATATCTCTGGGTTCCATGGGCGTTTGGGCGATGAGCTCTTCGGGTAGGTCATAATAAAAGTCGGATGTTTTCATATTTATTCCTTGTGGTTATTAGGATACAAAGCATAAGTTTTCGCCTCTGCGGAGGCGGCCAGGGCTTTCCGATTCTCCTTGACCTTCGGGTCAAACATCCAGCCGTAATTGACTGTCATCTTCCTGAGGTTTGGCAGGAGGGATGCGTTTTAGATGCTCGTATGCGGAAGGGGTGCAGACCCGGCCGCGGGGAGTGCGCATGATAAAGCCCAATTGCATCAGGTAAGGTTCGTATACGTCCTCAATGGTGATGGGGTCTTCTCCCGTGGTGGCGGCCAGCGTATCAAGCCCGACAGGGCCGCCGCCGAACTTGTCCATCATGGTGGAAAGCATGGTCCTGTCCACCCGGTCAAGGCCCAATTCATCCACATCCAGCATAATAAGGCCTTCTTTGGCCACCTCCCTGGTGATGGTTCCCTCTGCCCGCACCTGGGCAAAATCCCGCACCCTTTTCAGCATGCGGTTGGCAATGCGGGGCGTACCGCGGCTGCGGCGCGCGATTTCCAGAATACCATCTTCCTGGGCGGCTACGTTCAATATGCCCGAGCTGCGGCGTACTATTTGGGCCAGTTCATCAGGGCTGTACATTTCCAGCCGGAACATGATGCCAAACCTGTCCCGAAGCGGCGCGGACAACTGGCCGGCCCTTGTGGTGGCCCCGACCAATGTGAAGCGAGGCAGATCCAGGCGGATAGAGCGGGCGGTAGGCCCTTTGCCAATCATGATGTCCAAAGCATAATCCTCCATGGCGGAGTAAAGCACTTCCTCCACGGCGCGGCTCAAACGGTGGATTTCATCAATGAACAGAACATCGCCTGCGTTCAGGTTGGTGAGTATGGAGGCCAGATCGCCAGGCCGGTCTATGGCCGGGCCGGATGTGATGCGGATGTTTTGCCCCATCTCGGTGGCGATAATGCAGGCCAAACACGTCTTGCCAAGACCCGGCGGGCCATACAGCAAAATATGGTCCAGGGATTCCCGGCGTTTGAGAGCGGCCTGTATATATACCTGCAGGCGTTCCTTTACCGCTCCTTGGCCCACGTATTCCCTGAGGGTGCGGGGGCGCAGGGATTGTTCCTGGGCATCGTCCTCCGGGCGGAAGCCTGTGGTCATCAATCGGTCTTCAGACATGAATTTACTCCTTTAATGGGGAAGAGATTTTGCTCCTGCGGGCGCGACCAGGGCTTTCCTACCCATCTGGCTCAATCGTCGCGATAGTTCGCTCCGCTCCTATCACTCGTTTCGCCAGCCTCCTCCGCCTCGCTTTATCCGCCACTGGCGGCGCTTCG